AGGCAGCCAACACGCGCATGGCTTTTGTGAGACAGAGCTTTGCGGATTCGACCGTGAAGCTGCTGACTACCGTCGCGTACTACCTCTACCACGATGACGAGATCGTGTTCCCGCTTGGAGAGGACGAGCTTAAAGACATCGGCCTGCCACCGGGCGCGAATGCCGTATTCCAGGGAGGCGGGCACGCGGAAGAGTCTGGATACTCATTCGATGACCTAGAGCTAGAGATTGAGCCTTACAGCATGGAGCGAGCAAGCGAGGGATTGGCGCAGAAGCGGGCGCTAGAGATGCACCAATTACTAATTGGCTCATTGCCCGCGATGGCGCAGTTCCCCGACTACCCCTGGCAGGATCACTTCGCGAAAATCGGGAACGCGATGAACTCTCCAGATCTCGCGGAGCTTGTTACGACCAATCTTCTTGGGCGGTTTGCCGACGACCTCTTGCGTATGCAGGAGTCCCAGGCCGCGCCAGAGCCTGCTGCGACTCAACCGCGCTTTGGAAAGGATGTCGAGGGAGCCCTGCTCCTTCCGTCAAATATGCCGCGCCCTACCAAGTCCGTGCCCAAGATGGGTGAGATGATGGGGCAGATGCTCCAGGCCTCGGCGCAACCCGGAGAGATGTCCCCTGATATGAGGCAGCCATGACACGACGAACATTTGTATGGAAGGACGGCAAGGTGGTAGAGGTAGAGAAGAGTGTGCCCTATGACGGTGGCGTGCAGATCTCTGTCGAGCCTGATATCGGCTTTGAGTCGTACCAACTGCCGCGTAACTGGAAGCATCACAAGGATGCCGGTGGGGAGTTCGCTCCTGACGGCAAGCCTATCTTTGGAGACCGCAAGCAGATCGAGGAATCCATGGCTCGTGCGCGTGGAGAAGACGACACCACTATTGAGTACAACGAACTCTAGGAGTAATCATGGCGAATGAAGAAGTAGCAGAAGCCCCAGTTGTAGAGCAGGACGAGGCCGCCCAGGCTGAAGTTGAAGCACGCGAAGACGCAGTGCTCGACGAGCTAGATCCTGCAGAAGAACCGGAGGTCGCGGCCAAGCCTGAGCCTGAACCAACGGCCAAAGAGGAAACTAAAGGCGAGGCGGAGGATTCCCCCGATCTCGCAGATGCATATACAGTCCTTCGTCGTGACGGGTTCAAGCCCGAAGACCTCGAAGCGCTACCAGATGAAACAATCCTGAGACTAGCGGAGCACCGCAAGAAGTCGCAGGGTGATGTGGACCGTCTTGTTCGCGAGGCCAAGGAGTCTCAGACGGAAGGTGAGGACGAGCAGACCCCAGAGGACTCGGAGGATGGTAGCCAACAAGCAGAGGCCGCCTCCGACAAACCCTCAGAGGCGTACCTGCAAGATGCCGTAAAGCCTTTCGCTGATTACCTTGGCCTAGATGAGGAAGGCAGTGGCTTGCTCGCCAAGTCGTACGAGGCCGTCGTTGCACCGCTCGCAGACCAACTGCGGGAGATACAAATGACGAACCTCAAGCGGGATGTCGAGCAGGCAAGAGCGGGGCTTGAGGAGAAGTATCCTCAAGTCGCAGACCCGGAGAGTGATGAGGTTGATCGGGTATTACGCCGAATGGCCAAGCTATATGTGCCTGGGGAAACCCAGAGCACGGAGGCCCTCATGGAAGAGGCTATCACTCTTGAGTTTCGTGACGAGCTTTCTAAGGAAGCCAAGTCTGCACAGAAAACCATCAAACGCTACCAGCGAAACGGTTTGCCGGATTCCCCCAAGCGTCAACGCAAGGCGAAGAACGCGGAGATGTCACAGGAGGAGCGAGAGGACGCGATCCTTGAGCTACTCGAAGGTGACGACCCGCATCGTCTGCAACGCGCAAGGGAACTCGGTGGACGCTAACTTTTAGGAGAAACGGTAATGGCCTCTGCGCTTAGTACCTTCAACGACTTTGTTGATACCACGGGACCGTCGTTCCTGACATCTGCTCAAGATGTCGTGAACGAGGCGTGTCGTAACAATTATCTGCTCCGCCGGTTCCTGAAGGGCAAAGGCCCCGAAGAAGTCGTGCAGGGCGGGACGAAAATCAAAGATACGATGATGTTCGACGAGAAGAACAGTCTTCAGTATTACCAGCCCAACGAGACCTTCTCCTGGGAGAACCCCCAGGTGCTGGACAACTGGCAGATTGATTGGCGCTTCTGCGTTGATCACATGTCTTGGACCGACCAGGAAGTGGAATTGAACACTGGTGGCGGTATGGGCCGTGGGGCTCGCCATCAGCAGTTCAAGGCTCTCAAGCGCTCGAAAGAGCAACGCTTGTGGACTTCGATCCTGAACGGAATGGAAGATGCTCTCTTCCGTATTCCAAGTGCGTCTGAGATGGAAGGCGAAGGCTCTGCGGCTACACGGCCGTATAGCATTCCCATGTTCATCAACGAGTGTACGAACGGTGCCTATCACACGACTACGACGGACGAAATCTTTACCGTCCAGGGAATCGCCAGTAATGCCGCTGGGTTCTCCAAGTGGCAGCCGCAGCAGAACTCGTATAGCACCGATGGTGCAAATGATTCTACCGGCCTTGTCAGCGCGATGGATCAGACCTTTATGGATGTGCAGTTTACACCTCCACCTTCGCACCAGGAGTATTTCGAGAATCCGTCGTTGAACGCGCAGTTCATTGCCTGTAGTCAGGCTGGCCAGCGTATCTATACACGGCAGTTGCGTGAAATGCAGGACACCTTTGTAACGGCGGGTCGTCAGGACCCGGCATACATGCGTCCGCAGTTTGCAGGTATCGACTTGGAGCGCGTTGTCGCTCTTGATACCTACGCTGGCTATGGAAAGGCGGACGGCTCAGAGGCTCCTAAGACGGAGTCCACCACTGACGCCTTCCAAGGCCCGCGCTACTACTTCATCAACGGTAACTACATGAAGCCCGTCTTCCACAGTTCCCGTTACATGTATACGCATCCTTCGATGCGCCACCCCAACCAGCCGTTCACGACCATTGTGCCCGTGGATAGCTGGATGAACTTCATCTGCCGAAGCCGCCAGCGCCAAGGTATCGTGTTTCCGTCCGCCAACAAGTTCTTCTAGGCCCCTACCAACTAAGGAGATATACCTATGGTTTCTATTACACCTACTAGCGGTCCCGCTGGGGGCCTTTCTGTTCGCGAGGAAACGGTCACTCTGACCTGTACCGATGCTCTTGTTCGGGGCGACCTCGTTATGTTGACCCTCGCATCTGGAGGCTATGTGGCATGCACCAAGAGTGCGACTGCTGATAGCACTCCAGACCATGTTCTGGGCGTAGCGCTCGAAGTTACCGCCGCTGGAGGACGCGGCCTTATCGGCCTCAGGGGCGCCTTTGAGATCTCTCGCCACGATACCGGGGCGGCGGGACTTGCTATGATTTGCGGGGGGGCTGCGGGGCGCGTAACTGCTGCGCCGACCAACCCGACTGATTCTGGCTCGGCCTATGTCAAGGTTGTCGGCATTGCGCTTACGACTGCGGCTGGGTCCCCGACGGCGGGCGGACTAGCCACGGTCCTCTTTGATGGCGTCCAAGGCTTTGGTTCCACCAACAACTAATAGCTAGATAGCTAACAGTCGCCGGGGGCCTCGCGCCTCCGGCGGCTATACCCCCTACAGTCACGGAGAGCACACATGCACAGACCAGTCCCCTCGTATCCCATCTACGACAGCAATACTGCGACTACGCAATCGCCTGATGAGAACGTTACGACCCTTACCATCCCGGCGAATGTTTACTATGTCGTGTTCACGGCCGTTGAAGGAAAATACTACATCGGCCAAGACGGCACAGCTTTAGAGGGGGTATATCTGGAACAAGGCACACCTGGACCTTCCAACTTCGGTATCCATGTAGAGCCAGGTACCGTCATCACGGTTCGGCGTAACGCCTCGACGACGGAAGTGTTCAATTACACCTACTTCTACAATGTGATTTAGCCGTGAACCGACCAATCCCGTCATATCCCATTTGGGACAGCAACACGTACACTACGCATGTAGACCAGAGCGCGAGTGTTGGCGCCCAGGTAACCACGGTGACTGTGCCAGATAATGGGTACTGGGTTATCTTTAGCGCTGTCGATGTAGATAACCGAGCTATCTATATCGGTGACAGCACTGGAACCGATGCAACTACCGGCCTGTATTTAGAGGCCGATGTGCCTGGACCGGCCAACCTGAGTTTCGCATGTGAGGCCGGAACCGTGTTCAAGGTGAGGCATGATCCTGAAGGCATCTTCAACTACACCTTCTTCCTCAATGTGATCTAACCCGTGACTCTCTCAGCCCACGACGCAGTTCGTCATATTGAGCACACCCTAGCCTCGGATTCCGTGCCGGGGGTTGGGGCCATGCGCATTCTGAATGATGCAGGAGAGTTCCTGGTCAACATGCATAACTGGCGCTGGCTGGAGGGGACGGAGCGCTCCCTAGATCTCTCGAAGGACATCAGCTATGTGTGGCTGCCAGAGGACTTCCGAGAGCTTATCGCGCTGCAAACAACTGACGGGCTGAATGCTGGGATTCGCATGACCACCCAGCGTCAGCTTGTCCGGTTGCGGTCTATGTCGGTGGCAAACTCGTATGTTTATCATGCGGCAGTTGTGCATGCGCAGAGGCAGGCTGCGGCGTCGAGTCAGCTTACATGCAGCTCTAATCCAGCAGATACCAATACGGCTCTCCTAAATGATGGAATCAACCCATCGGTTACCTTCACATTTAGTACGACCGCTGGGACGGTCCTTGAAACGGCGACCGCTAGAGAGGTGGTTCGTGGCAGCACAAGCGCATTGACAATGGTGGCGTTTACAGATGCCATCAACGCCGCGCCTGCGCTGTACTTCAAGGCTGCGGATAACAATACGACGACTCCTGACAGTAAGATCAACCTTACTTATGCGCGACCCGGCCTGGAGGGTAACCTTGGCGCAGAAGGCGGTTGGTTCACAGACACCAACTCCAAGTTCTCCGCAGCGCCAAACATGACCGGAGGCATAGGCGGGGGACCTCCTCGTGCCCGCTTGGATATATGGCCCACGCCTACATCTGATGCCACGGCAGGCATTCGAGTCTACTACCGGTCTGGGTGGATGCCGGTAAGCGACGAGGCCCAGATGCTCTACCTCCCCGGATGGATGGAGACGCTGTACCTGTTCCTCGTTCGCGCTTTCGCTAGATCATATGAGCGCGAGGGGGACGGAAGCGTGAGCGTGCGCCTGCAAGATCTAAAGGCTGGCCCGCTATTCGTCGCCGCACAGCAGCGTGACAAGGAGATGACTTACGACATCGGCCCCATGATGAACGGTGCGGTTCATACGTCGAATCCCGACCCTCTCTGGAACTTCAGTAGCACTGCGGGTCCAAGCTAATGGCAAGCGGCAAAGTGAAACTTGAGTACCCTATCAAGGGGCTCTCTGAAACGTATGGTTTCTCATACGCAGAGAACCTTACGTCTAGGGATGAGAGAAACATGCGCTCTATTGACCCTACGAATGGGCGTATTCGCGGGGCTCAAAGGGCTGGATTGGGGCTTCATGCGGGAGGTACGCAGCTAAATTCCAGCAACAAGATCAAGGCCCTCGCCGCGATCTCGAAGAACAAGACCCAGTTGGCCTGGGCGGCGAACGATCTTAGCGGGATCATTGAGGATTGGACGCTGGATACCGTGCCAGTCTCCGCGATCTCCGACATAGTGCGTGATGAGTTCGGCGTTTTTTACGCGGTGGGATACCTCAACTACATTTTCAAAATAAATGAAGAAGGAGGAATCGTAGACACCATCTCCGTCCCGATAGACTCTGACGGGATCATCAATGGCATTGCGGTGGATCGTTACCAAAACATCTACCTCGCCGTGGGCAACGTCAGCAATGCCGAATCCACCCCTGCGGAGATATATGCCTTCGAATTGCAAGCAGACGACACATACAAGCAGGCATGGATCGTCACTCACTCAGAGTGGTCTGTCACCGACATAGCGATTCTACCTGGGGCTATAAAGCCCACTTTGTACGTCACAAGTTCGATCACGCCAAGCACAAGTGGGACCACCAATATCCACTTGCATGTCTACCCTAACGTAACAATGGCCTCCGCTCCAACTGAGGACACGGCAAAGAAGTGGACGCAAGCTGTGGGTCTAGGTGGTAGTGGTGGCGATTACCGCATGATGCAGGTTGCCGCCCACTCCCAGGGACAGGCGTATGTTGCGATCAATGATGTTATTTCCTCTGGCCCTACCCCGGCGTATCAGGCTATCTTTCGCGTAGATCCGCAGGGCTCATCTCCAGCCTCTTCTAGCTACTCGATTGTCAATGATGGAGGCAGTGGCGACAAGTGTGGAATCGGTATTGCTATAACGATTGGAGAAACACAGTCCGATGGCGATATCATTCTCTACACAGCGGGAGACAAGTTCGCGTTGAATGACGCCGGAGACAGATGCCACATATCGAGGATCAGGGATACTGGGGCCATCCTTCAGCAGTATGGCAAAATTGACTTCGGGGCACTCTCTGATGGTTGGACAGTAGCGGGAGTTGCAAACAACAGGCGTATCCGCATAGCTATAGACGAGGATTACAACATCTACGTTCCATACGGGATAGACGATGCGAACTCGGCCTATCAAGATGACCCGATCATCTTTGCAGCCAAAGACCTTACCGGTGGCGTTGGCATTCCTGGCAATGAGGGGTCGCTGGTTTTAGCCGCCGCTGTGCCTCCTACAAAGCCGAACTACGGAGACGCAGACATTGACTACTCGGAGTTTGTCATCTATGGGGGCACAGCATCCGGGGATACCTCCATGTGGAGTGTGCGCCTGGCTACCGTAACGCAGTCTACGGTTGCACCGCGAGACATAAAGGTGCTTGGTGCTTCTGGCGACACCCTGAAACTGCTCAATTCTGCTGGCACGGCATGGCTGGCTCTAGGTGACGGTGGCACATTGCTAGATAGCACAGCGCCCTATGCGCAGATGGTGCCAGCGTTCGGCAAAATCTACGTCGTAGACGGCAAGAACAACCTCGTTTACGACCCGGACACGGGAACCAATGGCACGGCATCCCGTTGGGCTAGTAGCGATATGGCGATTGTGCCTAAACGCTGCCGCTTAGTCGAGACATGGCGTGGTCGCATGGTATTGGCGCGTGACCCCGAGGACCCTTCAGCGTGGCACATGAGCAAGGTGTTCGACCCGCTGAGCTGGAACAACTTTCCTCAGAACCCCGGCACGGCAGACGCTATCTCTTCGCGCAATAGTCGGGCTGGAGGCGTCCCCGACATAATAAACACCATCGTTCCATATAGCGACGACCTGCTGCTATTTGGGGGTGACTCAAGTATCTGGCAGTTGACAGGAGATCCACGCGCAGGAGGCCAGCTTGACTTGATAACGGATAGTTCCGGTATGGCATTCGGACGCCCCTGGTGCAAGGACCCCACGGGGAGATTGTGGTTCTTTGGCAGCCACGGGGATCTTTACTTGATGGCGCCGGGGAGCCCACCTATATCGGTGTCAGCGCCACTTGTCCCGCGCCAGTTACAAGAGATCGACCTGGGAACCTACTACGTCAGTCTTGTGTGGAACTATATAGACCATGGCATACACATCTTTGTGTGCCCCTTTGGGGCTGGAGGAACGCTTGTAGACCACTGGTTCTATGATGTCCAGAACAACGCTTTCCATAAAGACAAGTTTGGTGGTGCGGGAGCGGACAATATTCAGCCCACTGCGGCGATTAACCTCAATGGCGATCTGTACGACGACAGGGCCGTACTGATAGGCGGCGAAGATGGGCGGCTACGGAGGTGGGGCAAGGACACGG